GACACCACAAAGCAACTACAGGGCATAAATTTTCTATAGAAAGGAGGGAGGGTGATAATAATGACTAAAGAAGAATTAAATAAATTAATTATCTTAAATACTAACATTAAAACAGGTGAGCCCTTATTTTTGGTTTCATATCCGCACTTGTTTAAAATTGTTTATGAAGAAAGTGATTCAATAAAAAAATATAATGATTTTGTTCACGATTGTGAAAAAAAACTATTAGATGAAAGCTTGCATATAGAGGAGGACTAAAAAATGACTTTAGCAATGGGTGTTGATGTAAGCAAATATCAAGGGGTTGTCGATTGGTCTAAGCTTAAAGAGTATGGTTACACATTTGCAATCATACGCGGAGGCTATGGCATGTATGAATCACAGGTTGATCCATATTTTACGAGAAATATAACTGAAGCTGTCGCCCAGGGTTTTGATATTGGCGTTTATTGGTTTAGTTATGTTACCAACGTAACAGACGCCGAGAATGAAGCCAAACTATGCTATAAGACCATCAAGCCATATTTGTCTAATATTACTATAGGAGTATTTTTTGATTATGAGTATGATTCGGTTGATTATTATTATCATAGATACCAAAAAAAACCAACATACGAATTGACTAGAGACATGTTTTTAACATTTCATAATTATTTACATCACTATAATATTAAAACCGGGATTTACACTAATTTTGATTACATTATTTCATATTTTAAAGGACTTGACTATGATAGTAAAGAATTTTTATTATGGTTTTCCGACCCTTCCAATAAATATAGAGATAACTATTCATGGGATATTTGCCAAACGGGAATTTTAGATATTGACGGGGTTATCTTTGATATTAATATCATGCGAGTGCATACAGTGGAAAATCCGGATGAAGATAATTTTACAATTTATACTATTAGATCAGGTGATACACTTTCAGAAATAGCGTCTAAATATGGGATGTCTTTATCTGAACTGTTAGATTGGAACCCTGAATATATAACGAAACCAAATGTTATATATGAAGGCCAAATCGTAAAAGTAAAGAAGCCTAAAATTACGCTTATTGAAGTAGGTGACATAGTAAAAATAAAAAAAGACGCGAAGTATTATTATGGTGTGAATACTGTAATTCCAGAATATTGTAAAGGCATTGACCTGACTGTTCAACAAGTAAAATCAGACCGTATACTTTTAAAGGAAATATTTTCATGGGTTTACATTAATGACGTAGAGAAAGCCGAGTAATCGGCTTTTTTTACTAAAGAAAGGAATTGATAGAATGGAAAAAGCGAAAACGATTTCAATTACTGTTTCACGTGAAACGCTCGATATTTTAGATAGAATTGTTTTATTGACCGATAAGACGCGCAGCGCGGTTATTCGGGATATTGTGAAAGAATCATGGATTGATTATTGTAGAAAGCAAGGTGGCTTATTTGAGTAATAACAATTTAAAGCTAGGAGATTATAACGTTTATAATCCATATAGCTTAGTTAGGAAATTCAGTGAAAAGGAACTAAGGGCGGAGTATACCAGGCTGAGAAGTATAGCGATGAAAAGGCTTGACAGATTATCAAAAACAGAATTTAATCAAAGTGCTACATTTAAGGCTAATTCTCAAGGTTTTCCGACAGCTAGAAGTTTGAAGGATGTAAAAGGGTTGGCTTATGAATTAACAGCAGTGAGCAAATTTGTTGCTAGTAGTTACTCGACCGTAAAAGGCCAGAAAAAAGCAAAAGCTGAGATGTTAGAGTCCTTACAAAAGAATTACCCCAATATAACAGATGAAAATTATTGGAATTTTATAGAATTTATGAATTATGCACGTGAAAAATACGGTGGAAAAATTTACGATAGTGAACAAATAGCCGAACTATTTAACGTGGCGCAAGAAAAGCAAATTCCGCAGCATATATTATTGCGAAGAATTAACGTATTCAGAAAACATATACCCGAGATTCGAGAGCTTCCGGATTTTGATAGGCAAGCGGTAGGAATGAGCCGTTCTAAATTCTACGAGAAACTAAAATTCTAGGTGATTATCATGCTATTAACCAATCAATATACAACAGATTTAAAGCAAATTAAACGGCAAAAGCGCCCGGTTGGGAATAATGCTTATAAGGGTGAGCCGTTTTATTATAAAGACATTGTGTGCGCTTTTGATATAGAGACTAGCAAGATTAAATACAAGGAAGAATACGACAAAATAAAAAAGGAGATTGTTCCACGGTATCAATCTTTTATGTATGTGTGGCAATTTCAAATGGGGCTTGAATATACGATTGTAGGTAGAACATGGGAAGAGTTTTTAAAAATATGTCAGCAAATTTGCAGCCAGCTAAGAGACAATGAACGGCTGGTAATATATGTGCATAATTTATCTTATGAATTTACGTTTTTATCTGGGATATATCATTTTAAACCTGAAGAAGTTTTTGCAGTAGATAAACGCGCTATTTTAAAATGCACAATGTTTAATAAGCTAGAATTTAGATGTTCTTACAGGCTTTCTAATATGTCATTATTGGAATTTACAAAGGCTGAAAATGTAGAACACCGTAAATATAGCGAAAAATACGATTTTGATTATAATATTATTCGTTATCCATGGACGCCATTAGATTCTGATGAATTGTTATATTGTCAAAATGACGTTCTGGGATTGGTTGAAGCTGTGCACAGTCGGTTAAAAAATTACAATGATACTTTATATACTATACCACTTACTAGCACGGGCTACGTTAGAAGAGAAGCTAAAAAAGCTATGCGCGGCGTGAATCGCACATGGCTTAGGGAGATTATGCCAAGGTATGAGGTTTACAAAGCATTACGGGAAGCATTCAGGGGAGGCAATACCCATGCAAACCGTTATTATGTGGGAAACATTGTTGAAAATGTTAAAACTATGGACCTAGAAAGTGCATATCCAGCGGCACAAGCGTGCTTTAAATTCCCTATGACCCCATTCAAACCAGTAGAAGAAAAGTATATTTCATATGATAGATTAACCGATTTATTAAACAAAGGAAAGGCGCTGCTCATGCGTGTAGCCTTTTATGATTTTAAATTAAAAAGTAAATACTGGGGCTTTCCTTATTTAGCAAAGGCGAAATGCAGGGAATGCGTGGGGACTATAGAAGATAATGGCAGATTATTACAAGGCCAATATATTGAAACTACCATAACCGATATTGATTTAAAAATTATTATTGATGAATACGATATTAAAGATATGTTATTTATAGATTGTTATTATTCCAATTATGATTATTTGCCTGATTGTTATCTTGAATTACTTAAAGTATGGTACACAAAGAAAACAGAGCTAAAGGGTGACGATGCGCACGAATACGAATATAGCAGATTAAAAGCGCTATTAAATTCTATATATGGCATGACTGCACAGGATCCAGTAAAGGAAAGTAATTTGTATATTGATGTGGAAGCTTTTGACAGCATAGAAGCGGTTCAAGAATATATAGGGAATAATATTGAAGATTTGGATTTATTTGTTATTGATAACCGTAAAAGCGCGGAAGAATTACTTGATGAACATAATAAAAGGGCGTTTCTGCCTTATCAATGGGGCGTATGGACAACGTGCTATTGTAGGTTAATGCTTGAAACGGGCTTGAAACTGGCGGGAGATAATGCTATTTATTGTGATACAGATTCAGTTAAATATTTAGGTACTGTTGATTTTACAGACTACAACTCAAAGCAGAAAGCGATAGCAAAGGAAAAAGGATTTTCTGCAATAGATAACGCTGGAAATCGTCATTATATAGGGATGTTTACGCCTGATAAGGATTACACTAGGTTTATAACCTGGGGTGCTAAAAAATACGCCTTTACTTATATTAAAGATGGAAAAGAAAAAATAGGTGTGACAATTTCGGGCGTCAATAAAAAGCTAGGAGGTGTAGAGCTAGAAGAGCATGGAGGTTTAAACGCGCTTTTAAATAGTGGGGACGGCCCTTCCTTTACCTTTGTAAAGGCGGGAGGTACTGAAAGCGTATACAATGACTTTCCAGAGATAAAAGAAATAGAAGCAGAGGGGCGTATAATACCTATAACGCGGAATGTAGTGATTAAAGATTCAACCTATCAGCTTGGAATAATTCCCGAATATAATAGACTATTACAGGATTGTCATTTATTGCTTAAATGTCTTGACATGGATTGAAATATAATATATAATGTATTTAATACTTAACTTATAAGGAGTGTGCGCAATGTTAAACAATGTTACTTTTGTTGGACGTATTACAGCAGATCCGGAGCTTCGCAATACGCAAGGAGGGAAACCAGTAGTTTCCTGCAATATTGCAGTACAGAATAACAAAGAAGACACGGTTTTTATTTCAACTGTTTTCTGGAACAATCTGGCTGAAACGCTGTCTAAGTATTGCAAAAAAGGCAGCTTGATTTCCGTTCAAGGCTTTCTTAAAAATGATAAATATAAAGATGTGCAAATTTTGCGCGTGGTAGCAGTTCAATTTCACATGCTAGAGCCTAAAAAAGATAATAATCAAGACCTACCTTTCTAAAGTATTCAGAGCGAAAAAACAGCCGTCCGGCTGTTTTTTTGCATTACAGGAGTGTTAAGAATGAAAACAGAATGGTTATATACACCGGACGAATGGCTGAATGTTCCAGAAATTGTAAAGCGCTGTGAAGCGCAGGGCATTACCTTTATTTATATAGTGGGAGGACGTGGAACTGGTAAAACGTATGGAGTTTTTGATTATGTTCTAACCAATAATATAGGCTTTACATATTTAAGGCGTACACAATTAGCCTTTGATACTATATTAACTGACGAATTAAATCCATTTAATCAATACAATGCGGACCACAACATAAATATAATAATGAAAAAAAACACTAAGGTATCAGCGGGTATATTTTATGGTGTTGAGCAAGACGAGGTTATAAAACCAAGTGGCAAGGCTATTGGAGTAGCTGGGGCCTTGACAACCTTTTCTAAATTGCGCGGCCTTAGCGGTGAATGGATGAAACTATTCTTTTATGATGAATTTATACCAGAACGACACGAGAAAAAAATAAAAGGTGAAGCTGCTGCTTTTTTTAATGCTTATGAAACGATAAACCGTAACCGTGAGTTTAAAGGTCAAAAGCCTTTACTTGCAATAGCGGCGAGCAATAGCGAAGATATAGGCTGTAGCTTATTTTTAGAGCTAGGCTTGATTAAGCATTTCATGAATATGGAGAAAAAAGGCATTGAGGTTAAATTCATGCCAGAGCGTAAAATCTGTTTAATAGATTTGCGCTATTCTGAAATTAGCCGTAAGAAAAAAGAACAGGCCTTATATATTCAAACCAAGGGCACCCGCTTTTATGACATGTCTATTAGTAATAAATTTGATTATAATACAGGGAGTAAAATTGAATCACATTCTCTAAAGGGCTATAACGCTATAGCGGCGATTGGAGAAATTACTATTTATGCGAATAGAAAGGGCGACTATTATATATCACATCATAAGTCAGGAAATCCTGAAACGTTCACAACTGACGACATAGGCATAGCAAGATTTAAAAGCCACTATATACATTTATGGATGGATTACATGGATAATCTGATAACCTTTGAAGATGAAGCCTGTGAAATCGCATTTCAAAAATATTTTGATTGACAAATAGTTATATAAGAAGTAATATATACTTATGGTATTCCTAACAAACCGGCCAATGTGCAGGCCTCGGAAGGGCGCGCCGGTATAGTTCAACGCACACTAGGAACTTGATTGATTAGGGCCATAACAAAGAAAGGGGGTGAAGTAATGACTTGTGCAAGCTTCATCCCATTTCTTGTTGTTATAGTATTTATTATCTTAGATATTATAACCGGATTAGTAAAAGCCTTTTATAACAACTCGTATTCATCAAGTGAAATGCGCAAGGGAGGCCTTCGGAAAATTGGGATTTTCCTAGCTGTTGTATTGTGTTATATTGTTGAAGTGTGCTTACCTTATTTAAATGTTACAATTAATATTCCAATAACCGTTATAGCGGCGGCGTACCTTGTATTTATGGAAATAACTAGCATTATTGAAAATCTCAGCGCATTAAATCCTAATATTAAGGATTTTCTGGAAAGCATTATAAACAAAATAAAGGGAGGTTCTAAAGATGAAAGTAAATGATATTGTTGAGCTATGCAAAGCGGGCTTCAAAGCTGACCAGATTTTACAGCTTGTTGCCGCAGAGCATAACGAAGGGCAGGGCGCGCCTGCTGCGCCTGCTGCGCCTGCTGCGCCTGCTGCGCCTGCTGCGCCTGCTGCGCCTGCTGTCGATAACTCAGCTATTGAATCAAAGGCGCTTGACCAAATTAACGCAACGCTAAAATCTTTGACTAGCGCAATTCATGCAAATAATATTAATACTTTAGGCGGTGATTATCCTAAAGAACAAAGCGTTGATGATATTATAACCGCCGCAATCATTAACCCACCTAGTAAAGCGTAATATCTTTTACAATTAACGAATATATGAGGAGTGATCACGAATGAGCGTAAATCAGCTAACAGTAAACCAGGCGGCAACTGTTTTTAATGAAATTGTACATCAGGCAACAGGTCAAACGAATTTGAAGGTTACTGATACATCGTCGTTTGTTTCAGCGGCAACAACGGTCTTGCTCGCCGGCTATGATAAGCTATTGACGGCTATGTCTCAGGTTCTTACAAGAACTATTTTCAGCGTAAGACCATATAACGCTAAATTTGCAGGGCTTAGAGCGGGCCCGCAACGGTTCGGAAATCATACACGTAAAGTAAATTACCTTGATGATGATTTTGAGGACTCGCCCGCCTTTGAATTACAGCAGGGACAATCTATTGACATGTACACCGTTAATAAGCCTCGCGTTGTTCAAACAAATTTCTATGGCTTTAACACCTACGCCAAGCATAAAACCTTTTATGATAACCAACTAGATATGTCCTTGCGGACATTGGACGAATGGGCTGAGTTTTTCAATGGCGTTATGGTTAATATTAATAGCCAGATTGAACAGGTGCATGAGAACGTAGCAAGAGCTACTATTGCAAACTTTATTGGTGGCATTAAGGTTGTTAATCCTTCATGTGTTATTCATCTGCTCACAGAATATAATACTTTAACCGGTCAAGAATTAACAGTGAATGACATTTATAAATCAGACAACTTTATAGCGTTTGTGCGCTGGCTATATGCTAGGATTGAGGTTCTCAGTAATCGTCTGACGGAACGCACTCAGCTGTGGCATGTAAATATTGAAGGGAACGAAGTACAGCGGCACACGCCTAAAAACAAACAAAAGGTTTACTTGTTCAATGATTTCATGAGCCAGGCTCGCACGATGGTATTGTCTGATTTGTTCCAGCGCGATAGCATGAAAATGGTTGACTATGAAGGGGTTAACTTCTGGCAATCCATTGATTCGCCTGACAGCATTGACGTGACACCTGTATATACAAAGGCAGAGGATGGCACGCTTGCCACTGGCGACGAACAAAAAATTAATAAAGTCCTAGGCGTTATTTTCGATGAGGAAGCAATTGGTTTTGTTCCTAAAAATCAAGCTATGGGTGCAACTCCGCATAACGTCGCAGGCCGTTATACTAATCTATGGTGGCATTGGGACGAATGCTATTATAATGATTTTACGGAAAACGGCATTGTTCTTCTACTGGACTAACAAAAAAAAGCCCCGTTATTCGGGGCTTTTTTAGGAGGTGTGAGCGTTGGAATGTTATCTTTATACCTTTTCTAAAAAACAAAATAGTACTAAACTCCCGAGCGATGGAGTGGGAACACTCGTTGATATTAATTTTTTAAGTCCCACTGATATGCTAAACCCTAACATAGAATTAATTCTTGATTCTGAACCATACGCCTATAATTACGCTTTTATTTGGAGAACTCAGCGCTATTATTTTGTTTCTAACTGGACATGGGACGCCGGGCGCTGGATTGCTTCGCTGTCTGTTGACGCTTTGGCAAGCTGGAGGACTGAAATAGGAAAACAAAATATTTATGTTTTGCGTGCATATTCTGGAGCTAACCATAATATAAAAGATCCTTATTATCCTATTACTAATAAAATTACTGTTGATAATCAAAGTACTGATGATCTGTGGACATTATCACAAATAGGCGTTCCATTAAATAATGGTACTTTTGTTATAGGATTGGTTTCTGATAGTGGAATCCCTACATATTATATGGCTGATTATTCAAGGTTAACTAGGTTTATAAACTTTATTTACTCTGATGAATTTTTAAGAACCGTATCAGATGGATGGTCGCAGTTTGATCAAAGTTGGAAAACTCGTTTTAATCCTATTGATTATATCACATCCATTATATGGTTGCCATTAACTCAATCAGTAATTATGGATACACCAGCAAGAATAGGGTACTGGGACGCGGTAGCATTAGGTGCTATGGTTGGTACTGAGTTCATGCGTACAGTAACGTTTTCATTACCAGACCATCCGCAATCTACACCACGAACATATTTAAATTATGAACCCTATAGCAACTATTCTATATATGTCCCAAGGGTTGGCATAATTCAATTACCATCTGATTTAGCGCGACAAGGTAATAACACTTTAACTGTGCGTATTGATGGGGTTACAGGCAGGGGTGTTATTACAATAACATCTAATGCTGGGACTTATTATAAAGAATCTTGTACTGTTGGAGTACCTATACCATTGTCAGGAGTTAGACAATCCGGCCTAGATTCAATACTTTTAACAACCTCATTACTGCCGATGGTTACTAATTTAGCAACGGGCAATATTGCAGGTGCTGGACTATCCGCAGTATCAGCTGCATATAATATAAGTCAGCAACTAACGCCGCAATCCTCAAGTATTGGAGGTTCTGGAATTATTAATGAAGGAAATGCTTGCATAGTAAATTCTCTTTTTAGACATATAACATCAACATCAATTCCAAATTTAGGCTCTCCAGTCTATGCAGGTAGAACCATTAATAGTATGCGTGGTTTTATTATGGGTTATCATGCTGATATTGAAATCCCATGCACTGATATTGAACTGGAATCTATTAGAAATTATATAGAAGGTGGTTTTTTCTATGAATGATATATATAGGCAAGGTGCACCTTATGATTATAATCATATCAACATTTATAACAGTGAGATTTCACCCTCTACAGTACATAGCCAAAACGCGGCTTTAACGGGCTATTTTAGGCGTTATTTACTACAGAAGGCTATGAGTACCTTTAAATGGAAGTTCCCCGAATTTTGGGCCGAAAATTACCTTTTATACTGCCTTTATTGTTGGGGCAGCTTTACTATTTTCAATACTGATAAATTCGGGGTTATTGCGAACGGCTGCACACTTGGCGGCTATAATGTATTTTATCAACCCTTGTTCTGCGTGGTAGCTAATCCGCTTTTAAAAGGCTCTAGGAAGCTGATTATTGATAAGCAATGCACTTTAATTTATATGCAGCCTGATTATGGCGGAATTATGGATTTAATTAATTATTATGCTGAATTGATGGCTATTACCAGTGAAGCGCTATCGTTAAATATGTTCAATAGTAAACTAACCTACGCATTCGCTGCTAGAAATAAGAGTACAGCAGAAAGCTTCAAAAAAATGCTCGATATGGTTAACCGTGGCGATAGCGCCGTATTTTATGATAATAAGCTAGTCAATAATCAAGGGGATCCTTTGTTTCAGTATTTTCAATCAGACCTAAATAAAAATTATATCGCAAGTGATATTCTGGTAGACCTTCAGAAAATAGAGAATCAATTTGCGCAAGACATAGGTTTGCCAAATGCCAACACCGAAAAGAAGGAAAGGCAAATTGTTGACGAGGTTAATGCGAATAATGTGGAAACATTTACACGCTGCGATATGTGGCTAAAAACATTAAAAAAACAATGCGAGAAAGCTAACAATATGTTTCAAGCTGATTTGATTTCTGTTGATTGGCGTGTAAATCCTTTAGAGAATGGGGGAGGTGTTATGAGTGAAAGCCTGGCTGTCAATTCTAGGTCTGTATAATTATGATAATTCAATTTTTAATTTGTTTGTTGTTCCTGATGGGATGGATAAAGAGCTAATTATTAATAATATTCTATTAGAATGTGCTGAAATGGAAATTATATACCCGGAGCCTGATATAATGAAAAATGCTATCGGGCTATGGTCAAATAAACAGCTGGAAAGCTGGGAGCGTATGTATAAAGCCATGCAACTAGAATATGACCCTATTTATAATTATGATAGATTTGAGGAATGGCTTGATAGCAATACAGCAACAACACATTCAAATACCAATTCTAATTTAAATAGAAAAGGTAGTACTAAACATCAAGTTAATGCATTTAACCGTGGAATTACTGACAGCAATATTGATAGTATTGATAATACTGATACTGATAATACAAACACTAATTCTAATAACTCAGCAATTGGAGCACATTCCGGGCATATGTACGGAAACATAGGGGTGACCACAAGTCAGGATATGCTGCTTAGTGAGGTCAACGTCTCTAAATTCATAGTACAGGATTATATAATTGAACAGTTTAAAGAAAGATTTTGTCTTTTAGTTTATTAGTGAAAGGATGATTATAATGGCTTTTGAACAATTTCCATATAGCAATTTCCACGACCTAAACCTTGATTGGATTATTAGTGAAGTAAAAAAGGCAATTGAAGGTTTTAAAGCGCTTTCCGCCAAAACAGATGATTTTGAAACAACTTTAAATAATGCGCTTGAATATATCAATAATTATTTTAAAAATCTTGATGTTCAAGAAGAAATTAATAATAAATTAGAAGAAATGAAAAAGAACGGCGAACTTGCTGATATTATCGCGGCGTTCCTTAAAGCGCCTAATTATTACTTATCTGTTCAAAGAATGATTGCTGACACCGCTATTACAAATAATTCAGTAGCAATCACAGCATCCTATAATACTGCTGCTAATGATGGTAGCTGTCTATATTGGATTCACACGCCTAAAAGTTATGCTTTTGAAATAGCCCTGTCTAATAATTTGTATGCATACCCGTGCCCAATGGGCATCCCTACTGTTCGGGAATTTGGCGCAACAGCAAATAATGACATTGAAACACCATTAAAAAACTTAATTAATTATAGTACTACTACAAACAACCCTTGTGATATTAGTGGACAGTATCAACTAAAAAACCCACAATACATAAACAAAAAATATCTAGCTAATTATAATTTAACATCAGATGCGGGCGTTGTATATACTAAAAATATTGATATAAACACTAATGGCTATGACTATATTCAAAGTGATTCTAGTATAACATCGAATATTCAGGGCGGATGTTGCGTTGACATTAATTATACGGGGAGGAACATCCAATATGTTACGTTATCAGCAGAACATCAAGTAATACTTTATAATAAAGATTTTAAGGTTGAGGCGGTAACCACAGGGCCGGATATATTGGGACATGGTAACGATATTACATTTAATGGATATACTTCAACTTACTACGTTGCACCTATGACCGATAACGGAACCATTTGCACATCGAAAAGTTACCAGGGTCCATGGACTAAAAAGACGTTGCCTGAAATTACAGCGCCGGTTTCTAATGTTGCTTATGATCCAGTTAACAGATGTTTATACGTTTATGGCGGGGGGTTGTATATCTATAACCCTGATACTTGGGAATTAATTCATCAAGTTAAACTGAATCATGCTAATAGGCCTAACCCGTTGCTTCCTAACTCGTTCCAGTATACAGTGACACAAGGTTCTTTCTGTTATAATGGTATGTGGTGTTTATCTTCCAGCGTATTCCTTAACGAAGCATATCCGCAGGCGGAAACAAGGATTGCAACATTCGACCTTGAAACCGGTAATATCAAGCAATGGTGGATTATCCCTATTCCTTATTCAGGATATGAACAAGAATGCGTTATTGTTGATAATTACGGAATTAGAACGGTAGCCACTGGAAATGATGAATCATTGTGCGGGAGATTCATGCCTTTTGGTTATGGTGACATTCAAAAAGGAATTTCTCATGAAGAATTTACGGTATATGTTGATGAAAGTAAAACAGCTATGGGTGATGGATTGAGTAAAGATTCACCCATGAATAGTTTATTTAACGCTATTAGAACCTATGGAAATAGGCCGGGCGTTACTTATTGGCTCCTTAACAATGTTACTAAAGGCTTTACAATTCGCAATATGGCACAAGCATGCGTAATCTATGGAGGAAATAACAATTCTTACGGTTTTGCTGCTAGTTGCACGTTTGCAAGATGTTATAATATACAGTTACAGAATTTGACGAATACAGCAGTTTTAAACTTTCAAAGCTGTACAGTAACAGGTAAAAACATCATAGTAAATAATGTGACCGCTGGAAATTATAGTGCAGCTTTCAACTGTACGGCGGCAAGTACCGTGCATTTTGAAAGTCTTACCGCTACTGGTTGTGATACCGTTCTTAGGTCCGGTAGTGGAAGTATAGTAATATCACCCGTTAACGGTTCTTCTAATACTGTAGGGCTACAATGTCAATATGGCGGATTTGGTATGACTTGGGGTTCTGGAGCTACAACAAAAGGTGAACGTGATACAAATTCTAGTTGCTTAGTTGAAGGCGCGTTAATATCCGCAACTTAATAAAAAGGTTCAGGTATTACCTGAACCTTTTTTATTCTCGTTTTTCATATCAGTTAATCGCTTATTAAGAAAATTATAAATGCATGTTGAGCAAGGCATATTCTTTAGACATTTATAACGGTATGTATTATTATGGCAGAAATCACACTTTGCTAAAATGTTACTAATTGACAAAACAATATCTTTTCCCTCTATGGCTCTTACTCGTTCCGAAAGTATATTCACAGTTCTTGAATTAATTAGATAGTCTTCAGTAAAGGACTTTTCTAATCTCATAAATTCCCTTCGCATCATTAGTTCTAATTGTTCAATTGTCTTCTTGGTCATTATTCAAATCCTCCACTAAATCAGTCATTAAAATATCAACCTCTAAATTATGGTTTTTATCAAAATTAAGCCTAATATACACAGCGCCACCAGAAACCACATAGGCAGTATAACCACTTTCAAACTCAATAGGAGCCGTTGCAAATGGTATCAATGCGCTTTGTGATGAAATTTCTGTAAGTTTAAAAAATCTATAATTTGATTCCATTATTCAAATCACTCCAGTCC